ATCTGCATCAACCCAATCAGCATACTCTTGTGCCCAGTTGTATTTGATTGTTGCCGGGCAGACTATAATAACTGGGCGTTTCGTTCGGTAATGCAATTGAAGATAGCCAAGAGCCTGCATGGTTTTGCCTATTCCCATTTCATCACCGATGATTGCTCTGCCGTCTTGTTTTTCAGCGAATGCAACTCCGACCTTTTGGAATGGATATAATTCTTTTTTCAATCCTTGGCCGGCTGCTCCCACTTGGGCTGCAATTTCCTCTACACATTTGTTGCTAACAGCTTTTGTTTTTTCTAAATATTTTTTCAGATGCTCATCCAGCTCAAAGCCCCACTCTTGAAGTTTTTTGACCGAAGCAAGCGTGAGTGGTGCAGTCCAATGTCTTGGTGGTTTGCTTTGATAATGTCTGCCTGAGAGAGTTTTGACTCTGCTAAGGTCGTCAGCGTTAAATGGAAATGTGATTTTGATATATTTTTTGTTTATGAGTGTAGCTGCTCGTTTTTGTATTTCCTTGCCAGTTCCCTTCTCATTTTCGAGTCTAGGATGGTCTTCTGGCACCTCGACAATTTCGTCTGTGTCCAGCTCTTTTTTGATGGAGCTTTTGGGAACCCACGAGTCAACAATTTGCTCGCAAATAATCTTGCCGACGATTCGATCAATTTCCTCTTTTGATTTTCCTTTGATGGCCTCATCTCGCAGCCCCCAGTTGTTAACGCATACTGGCCCAATTCCTAAAAGGATGCTGCCGGGATGAGTGAGTTCTCGGCCACATTTGCAACAACTGCCGAATTTGGTTTGTGCTGCTGTGGTTCCTCTTCCATAGAGATAGACAGCACGCCGAGTTTCAATTAGTTTCTTGGCCACGAAAAAAACAGGCAGCTTGTTGCGTCTTGCTAATCCTGTGCCGATTCGATAGAGTTTTGTTTTAGGCAGCTCCGACATGGTTTTGTGCCTCCTGTTGCTTGCATAGGTTAAGAGTAAACACAGGACCTATGACAGAACGCATAGTTCCTTTTTTGCTATGGATTTGACAGATACTATCTGGGCGGATTGCTCGTTGTTGTCCATGTTGCCTGTGATGAGCTGTTTTTCTGCCCACGTTTGTGCTTCTGTTAGGCTTTCTGCGGTGATGGTAAATCTCAAGAACTTGGGATTCCGTATGCGTTTTTTTGTCTGTGTTCTGATAGTGATTCTGTAATTCATGTTCGCTCTCCTTTTTTGTTTGAACCCATTATCATCTAACCACGCAGGGGCTGACCGTGATCAGTCCCCGCGTCCTTAGACCATGAGCTGATGCTACCGCATGATTTCACCCTCCTTTCATGGGCCCCTTGACCCATTCAGAAAAATTTATTGATTCATGTTGGCAAAATATATTTTTTTCCACACCCGATACACCATGTGATGTCTTTCTTGAGAATGGTTGAACTCCGAAACTGGTGTCCACCGCACCGGCTACAGGTTGGCGCTTCCAGCGACTTCAATTTATTGTGCAGTTTTGCAACTTCGCTCTGCGTGATTTGCATTTTTCTTTTCCTCTCATTTTCTGGTTACATGAGGTCGGCAGGATTACCAGCCTCGCACTCAATATTTTCAATCTGGATTTCTGTGCCGTTTGCCATATAGAATTTCAGTGCGTGATCGAGTAGTTTGGTGAGGCCCATTTCGTCTATCTCCAAACTCATCGGTCTGAAGGATGTGAAGTGTACTTTCATTTCAACTTGGAATGGTTGCTGATTCATTTCTTCCGGCATTTTCTTTTCCTTATTTTATGTGATCGGCTTTGAGTTGTTTGTCATCTTTTGCACGCACAATTGCTTTTCTCATTTCTCGATAGACGAATCCTTCCAGCTCTGTGTAAAACTCGTTGGTGATTTGCTTCTTGGCACCGTAGGCAGAAAAGCAGCGTGCTTGCAAGAATCTTGCGATCTTGTTTTTTACAAGAATGCCTCCTTCATCGTTTGGTGCCTCTGGCGTTTCGTCTTTGGGTTTGGTAACTGATTTTCTTTTCATTCTTTGCTCTCCTTAATTCTTGAGCCAACAGGTTTGGGTTGCGAAGCATCTGCGCTGGATGCTCAAGCAGCGCATACCTGACCATGGACAGCGACCACTATGCAGTTTTTTTTCAATTTCAATTTTGAGTGGCATTTTTTCCTTTCCTCCTTGATGTTAGCAATTTTTAGCAGTGAGCCAAGGGCCGAATTTTTTAATATCTTTGTAAACGCCGCCGGTAATACTTGGTGTTTCTCTGTGAACTTCGAATCCACCTTCAATTTTGTAAAAATAAACTGTGGTTCTGTTCCATCGTCGATTATTGATTCTGTAGCTGAACAAGAGTTTCATTTGCGCACTCCTTTATATAGGGTTACAATTTTGCTCCCTTGCTGGGAGGGAGTAGGAATCAAATGCGATCGTTCTTTCCCGTGAGTCTTTCTGCAGAAAGATTTCACTTCGGATGGCGACCCTACTCATGCACCTCCCAGCAAAGGAGCAATCAAAATTTCTGATCACTCCGCCAGCCTTCCCCATTTCCACTTTTCATTTTCGACTTACAGAAGCCTGTGAATCATTCAGACCTATCGTAGCAATCCATTCAGCAAACCTGGCCCTTCATTCTTTAATCAGACCATTCTGAAATCTGCTTATTAGGATTTTGCTATTTCAATACTCGGTAGCTATAGGGGTTCATGCGAAAACTTCTGGAGGAAATTTTGAGGCTGACTGGCCCGCTTGCCTCTTGTGAAGTTTTGGGCGGGCTTGGTGGCGGCTTATTTGGCGAGGGCCAATTTGGCTTCGAAACTCTCTCCCGCAAATGTTCTTTCACGGTTTGGCTTCGAAAGCCTTAGCTTTCTCATCTGCACCAATCGATTTTCAAGGAACCGTACTTCCTGACTACACCTATATTATATCATACGATATTAAAAGAGTCAAGAGATTTTTAATGTTTTTTCAAAAAAGGTCGTTGATGTTAACTCTAATAAATTCAATGCTTTATGCAGGATTGTTAAAATTCAAAGCAAATTATTTTTGGTTGAAATGGCTTCTCCAGCCATTTTGGGTGATATAATTAAGGCATGAAAAGAAATAAGAAAACCCCTTCGAATAACGGAAACAAAGGCGGCCGTCCCTCTCCATATAATGATACCATCCCTGATAGAGCATACAAGCTCTGCCTTCTCAGACTTATTGATGATGAATTAGGAATTGCGTTCGGGGTGAGCGTGAGTACGATTAATAAATGGAAGATTGAGCATCCTGAGTTTTCGGACGCCTTAGCAAAGGGTAAGATTGATGCTGACGCTGAGGTTGCCCATTCGTTATTCCGAAGAGCTTGTGGATTCGAAATTGATGCTGTCCACGTTTCCAATCATATGGGCGATATAACGTTGACCCCAATCAAAAAATATTTCCCGCCTGATACCAAGGCGGCTGAGATATGGCTCAACAATCGGCAAAAGAAAAGATGGAAGAAAGTGCTTCGCCAAGAAATCACCGGAGCCGATGGCGGGCCGATTCGATATGTTGAAGAGATTAGAGTGACTGATGATTACACCGATGAAGAGTTAGAGTTTGCTCACCAGATAGGAATCAAAGCTATTGCAGGCAGCGACATTAAAAACAGGCTCGGTGGCGCAGGCCTCGACAACTGAGGATAAGTCTAGTCGACTTCGCCGGATCGTTTCTAATCCTCATCAAGCTCTTGCTGAGCTATGCCGACGTTCTCTCAAAAGATTCGTGCAAGAGTTCTGGGCTGAGGTTTCCAATGACGAGCTTCATTGGAATTGGCACATGACGATTATCTGCGACGAGATTGAAAAGGTCGCGTATCGAGTAGCTGCGGGTGAATCAAATGAAGAGTATGATACTCTGATTATAAATGTTCCTCCCGGCACTACCAAGTCTACTTTGTGCACGATCATGGCGCCAGTCTGGTGTCAAGTAAAATGGCCTTGGATGAAATTTATTACCTCTTCGTATTCGGCTCCATTGTCGCTCGATCATGCAACGTTTTCCAGAGATTTAATTCGTTCTGAGAAATTCAGATTGCTTTATCCTAATATATCAATCAAGCAGGATAAGGATGCCAAATCCCATTTCCAGTTAGTTTATCATACCTTCGATCCTGAGACAGAAAAGATTACGGTTAATTTAGGTGGCAGCAGAATGAGTACATCAGTCGGAGGAACGGTTACAGGATATCATGGTCATATTTTGCCTGTTGATGATCCCTTGAATCCAGAGCAAGCAGCATCCGAAGTTGAACTGCGCAAGGCTAATCGTTTCTGCGACACTACGCTATCTACCAGGCGGATTAATAAAAGTGTATCCACGACCATCCTCATCATGCAGAGGCTACATCAGGATGATCCCACTGGGCACATTTTAGCTAATCCGAAACGAAATGTCAGGCATGTTTGTCTTCCCGGAGAAATTCGTGATTTTGCAGACGAGGTCCGACCGCAGGAACTCAAAAAGTATTATATCGATGATTTGCTTGATCCAGTCAGAATGAGTTGGCAAGTTTTGGATAATCTTAAGGCTACGCTGGGGCAGTATGGTTACGCTGGGCAGATTGGGCAAAAGCCTACTCCTCCTGGTGGCGGAATGTTCAAGGTAGAACATCTTAACTATGCAACAAGACCGCCTTCCTCGTTTGATGTTGTCAGGATTGTTCGATATTGGGATAAGGCAGGGACGGCGGATGGCGGAGCATATACGGTCGGTCTTAAAATGGCTTTGCTCAAGAATGGGACTTTTATTATCCTTCATGTGAAGCGAGGGCAATGGTCAAGCGAGGTGCGTGAAGCAATTATAAAGCGTACAGCAGAGACAGATGGTCGAGATGTGTTAGTTATGATTGAGCAGGAACCTGCGAGTGGCGGGAAAGAATCAGCAGAGGGAACGATTCGGAACCTTGCTGGCTTTAGCGTCAGAAGGCATTTGCCTACGGGGAAAAAAGAGTTTCGCGCTGATCCCGCAAGCGTTCAAGTCAATGCGGGCAATATTTCACTTTTACAGGGAGACTGGAATCACGATTTGGTGGAGGAGTTACGTTTTTGCCCATTCGGAACATACTGGGATCAAATTGATGCGCTTGCAGGCGCCTTTAACGAGCTTGCTGGTAAGAAGGAAGTCAAGGTCATGAGCTGAACACAGGGAGATGCGTGATGGCTGCAGCAGGACGGCGAAATTATAAGAGGGAATTGCAGGCTTTAACAGATCTGCTCGGCGGCGTAATGGGCAGAGCAAAACTTGCTTCCGAGCTGGGAGTGTCTTATGGTGGGGCACGTGATTTGTATGAAGCTCTTGGCTATGAAAAGGAATTGACGTTTGCAAAAATGTATTCGCAGTATCAGCGGCATGACATTGCTCAAGCAATTATTGATAGACCTGTGCGGTCTACGTGGCAAGGTTCCGTTAAGTTAATGGAGTCGGATGATTCAGAAAGTACTGCACTTGAAAAAGCATGGGAGGATTTGGAAAAGGAGCATTCTCTTTGTTCAAAGTTTACTCGCTTGGATAAGCTGACGGGTATTGGGCGATATGGAGTCTTGATGCTTGGCTTGAATGATGTCACTCAGCAGGAAGATCTGTTGCAGCCTGTAAGTGGCAATAAACTAAAGCTGCTATATGTCAAGCCTTTGAGCGAGGACAGCGCCGTTATCGACCAAGTCGAGCAGAATCCAAGTGACCCGCGTTATGGTTTGCCGGTCACATATAAAGTCTCAGTGAAGGATCTTGAAACTTCTCAGGTGCTTGATTTGCAAATCCATTATTCTCGCATTCTCCATGTTGTAGACGGGATGCTGGAGTCAGAAGTATATGGAACGCCGCGCTTGCTTCCAGTCTTTAATCGGTTACAGGATATTGAAAAAATTGTCGGTGGTAGTGCAGAGATGTTCTGGCGTGGGGCTCGTCCCGGAATGCAAGGGAAAGTCGATCCTGAATTTAATATGTCAGATACGGAGGAGAAAAAGCTCAAAGGCCAGTTTGAGGAATATGAAAAGGATCTTCGGCGTATACTGATGGCGAAGGGAGTTGATTTTTCAGCTCTCGAAGTTCAAGTTGCTGACCCTGCTAGTCATTTTGATATTCAGATTCAATGCATTTCAGCGCAAACAGGAATTCCTAAACGAATATTGACAGGGACAGAGCGTGGAGAATTAGCGAGCACGCAGGATACAGAGCAATGGCATTCCTTGATTTTGGAAAGGCGTGGAGATTTTGCGGAGGCGCAGATTGTAAGGCCGTTTGTTGCCCGGATGGTTGAGCTTGGTATCCTCCCTGAGCCAAAAGAAGATTATTCAGTGCAATGGAAAGATCTGTGGGCTTTGAGTGAGAAAGAACGTGCGGCAGTTGGTGAGATTCGTGCAAAGGCGCTCAAAGCATACGGAGCTTCAGGCGTAGGCGTAGATGCTCTTCCAGTTGCTGCTGCTCCCAAATTTATTTTAGGTCTTGATGATACTGAAGCAGAGCTTATTGCAGAGATGCGCAAGGAAGCGGAAAAGGAAGAGGAAGCAGATGCATTACTTTTCGAGAAAGAGGAAGCAGCGCGAATTAAAAGGGAAGAGGTTGCACAAAAGAAAGGGGCAGCCGTAGTGCCCGGAGAAGAGAAATAATGGAATCACCAACGAATCCAAATCCGATGGTAGCAGAATTAATAGAGAAGATTCACAAATTCAATCTAAGAATATTTTGTACAGAAGAGTCAGAGGAAGGAAAACCTGAATAATGGCACGGCTAGATCATTATATCGAGACTCCGAGTGTGAGCGCAGAAATACAAGTCATCGGAATGCCACGTTTTCGCAGACGCCTTTGGCTTGCTGTACGAGTCATACGCTTTGGCTGCTGGTTGGCGCGGTCTAAATTAAGAGTCAAATGGTTGGTTCGTTGAAATTGCTGTCTGAAGAATATTTGTTGAGCACCACAGGAAAAGAGATGGGTGGTAACGAAGATCATCACACATCGATGGCAAAGCGAATAAAGGAAAGGTACGATGGCGATAGGTCTGGAATTAGCAAGCTGTAGCTTCTGTGGAAAGGGAGCGACTCCTCACCCACCAGTTCTCGTTTTAGCAATTGAATGGTCAAGCGAGAATTGGACTGCGGCTGATATTGTCATTCCTGATTGTTTTGCTTGTCATGATTGTATTACTGCTATGCGTAAGAGTCTCGATAGTGCGCTTGTCGTGGATTCAGAAGGTATATGGTTTAAGGCTGGCGGGAAATCACTTTGACAACTACTTGTAAACAACTTGGATTGCACGCATACGCAAGTGACCCGACGCACACCTTGAGTCTGCGGAATGCCTTTGCACGTCAAATGGGCAAACGATTTAATCAATTACAGAAAGACGTTAAAGCTGCTATAATTGATGATGATTGTTTTGGTCTGAATGATGGGACAGGCTTACGTCGTCTAAAGTTTAATATTGGGCACGGGCCCGGTTATCGTGCATTCGCCTTCCCGACATCTCAAGCCAAGGCCGATGCTTTCATGAAATGGTTCAAAAAGCAAGCTGACGCAGGTATTCTAGAAGTCTCGCAAGTGTCACAATTAGGTGGGGCTCTTGATAAGGGATGGACGGACACTTATGTGAAGCAATCTTATGAACGCGGCGTTATGCGTGGGCGCAAAGAGATGCTTGATGCTGGTTACGATGTGCCGCCCTTGGGAGCTTCTGGTGGTATATGGGGTGCATTCAATACTCCAATGCATCTTGATCGCGTTGGCATTCTTTATTCTCGCACATTCACAGGATTAAAGGGCATCACTGCTGCTATGGATGCCCAAGTCAGCCAGGTTTTGTCTATGGGCCTTGTAGACGGCCTTGGAACTCGTGAACTCAGTCGGCAGCTTTACAGAACAATAGGCAGCGGGTTGGGGATAACAGATAAGATTGGACGCTTCATTCCGGCTAAACGTAGAGCAAAGATGTTAGCACGGACAGAAGTTATTCGTGCCCATCATCAAGCCACAATTCAGGAATATGAAAATTGGCGCGTCGAGGGTGTATATGTTAAGGCGGAATTGGTGACCGGCGCAGATCCTTGTCCTGAGTGTTCGGCTTTGGAAGGTATCCCATTTAAGCTGGAAGAGATTCGCAATATGATCCCCGTTCATCCAAGTTGTAAGTGCTGCACTATTCCAATTGATATGACGAAAACGACAAAAGGAAAAAAAGCAGTAGCGCCAAAAGAAGAGATTATGCAACCATTTTCAAAAGTTACTGCAAAGCAGGTTAATGATTGGGAAGCAAACGATCAAAGTTTTGCGAAGTTTTTAGGCGCAAAGCGCGTCGGGATGGATGATACCCCGGCTGCTCTAAAAAAAATGGCGGCTAGTCGACTTGATGCACGGATAGCTGCATCACCAAAGGCTGATAAAGAAGCATTTGAATATTTCGTACAAAGATTTGGACTTGAGCCATATAAAGATTCATATTCAGCACGGTTGATTAATAGTTGGGCGGGCACTAGTGCTGATTCAAGTAAGTTGGCATTATATTTACAACGTGCTGCGGCGGAAGAATTTGGATTGTCTAAAGCAAGCATTCGGCATTTCAGTGAAGATGCCATAAAGGAACTGGAGCATTTTCTTGCTTCAATGCCGCAGAAAGAAAAAGTTATGAAGGGTGCTAGAGTCTGGTTGCGTAAGATGTATAATGAAACTCAATTTCAATTAAAATCTGCTGGCATTGATAATATTGCTGGGTTTAGGGGAGCATCATTTAGTAAAAGTGAGATGACCTCTAAAATGAAAAGTGCGTTGGCGAAAAGAAAAGTAAAATTGAAAAAAGCGATAAAGGTTGAGAAAGCAAAAGTTGATGAACTTCTTAAGTCTAAATACGTAAAGCAGGGAGTTTTTGATTCTCCATTAGAGCGAGAGCGTGCTATGGCTTGGAAGGTGGAGTTAGACTCTGCAAAAGCTAAAGCAACCCGAACCCATAATCAACTTAAAAATTTTGATAAAGGTTCGGCGTCGGCAGCTATCGAAGAGGAAATGGCTCTTCAACCTTTATCTTCATTTTCAACAAGTCTGGATACGGCGAATGGTTTTGCGGGGAATGCTGAGGATGCACTTAGTGAGTTATTTAGTCAGGAAGTAGTCAGTAGTGAAATATTTAGTAGTATTTCTGTTTCTAATATTCCACGTGAACGTATTTTATCAATGCCATCTTCTGGGTTTGGATGTTTATCAGAAACAGAAGTAGTTGTTTTAGGTGGAGTTGATGACGTTAGTTTCGCATTTACAGCAGGCAATCATGAAGTTACTATACTTGAACAATGGATAGATGCGTTTTTGGAGACTCTAGGATGATTTTTCCTGACGCTGCATTAATAAATGCCGATTGGACGAAGCAGGCGTGGGATCTTCCTCCGTATAAATCAGATGCTTTCATTAGTTTGATTTCGGATATGAAGGCATTTAGAAAGTTGCCGGTATATGCATTTGCTGTGGAAAATGGATTGATTAAAGATGATGAATGGGTAGGACGGGAGGCAACATGAAAAATTACGGAAGTCTGATAATTCAAGCCAGTGATTATACAATTCGGGAAGAGACTCTGCAGGGGCGCCCTCAGCTTGTAGTCCCTGTTATCATGATGGTTGAGGGAGTACATAATGGGTCTGCTGGAGCACTCTTCCATTCGTCATATGAATTGTCTCGCTGCATTCCTTCTTGGGATGGTATTCCTATTTCTATCCAGCATCCACAAGCGGATGGAGAATTTGTTTCGTGTAATTCCCCTGGCGTGATTGATGCGCAAGTGGTGGGGAAAGTTTTTTCCACTTCATTTATTTCTAATCAGCTTCGAGCAGAGGCTTGGTTAGATAGAGAAAGGCTTAGAGAGATTTCACCAGAGATGCTGGATAGCATTCTCCAAATTCGCCCAATAGAAGTGAGTGTTGGGGTTTTCACTGATGATGAAGTTGCGGTGGGTCGGTGGAATGGAGAGTCATATACAGCTATTGCTCGTAATCATAATCCTGATCATTTGGCGCTGTTAATAGGCAGCGTTGGCGCTTGCAGTATTAAAGATGGATGTGGAATCAGAGCTAATGAAAGGGAGGGAGGTGAAGAAGATATGAAAAGAGGGAAGCAATCCGAGCCCAATGCCGTATCTGCAAAATATCTAGAGGTCGTTGGATATCATCCGCTAGTTGTTTGCGAAGAAGGGTATCGGGATAGGATTGCAAAAATTCAGACTAAGTTGGACAATATGGATGATGATCTCAAGGTGCATTTCTTGACGGAAGTGTATGATGGTCATTTTATCTATGCGGTTCATCCGAAATCTGGAAGTGGTGGGGACGGTTCTTATTATCGTCGCCAGTATCAGCTCAATGCTGATGGCTCGATCGAGTTTCTTGGAGAGTCAACGGCGGTCGTAAAGAAAGTTGAGTATGTTGTGCAAACTGCCGACGAAGGAAAATCAGAAACAGAAGGAGGTGGAAAAACAATGGGAGAAAATGTAAAAAAGGACGAGGTGAAATGCAAGGGGTGCCCTGATGTTGTGAAGGCGCTTATTGCGCATCCGCTGACTGCGTATGTAGCGGAGGACGCTGAAGTCTTGCTTGCCCTAGGTGAGGATCTTGGCAAAGACTTTCTGACCAAGATGGTTCCGCAGGGTAGCAAAGAAGTAGTGACCGAGGAAAATTCACCGGCAAAGGCTATCACGCAGGCAATCGAAGTTCTGAAAGAGAGCTTCAAAGACTCGGATACGTTTCTGGATCTCTTGCCTCCCGCGCAGCGTGAGGTTATGGAATCCGGTATGAGGCTACACAAGGAGCGCCGAGTGCATCTGATTGCTCATATCGCGGCGTATCAGAAGGATGATGCGTTCAAGGCTGAGGAGCTGGATAAGATGGGCGTGCCTGAGCTTGAGCAGGTTGCGAAAGCAATCGGTATGCCGGTGAATTACTCGATACAGCCGGCTGGCGGAGAAGGAGCAATTCCTTCTAGTGTTCCTGAAGGGCGTGCACCGGCGCATTTGATCAAAGCGCATGAGGCAGAAGAGGCACGAGCGAAGGAAAATTTACGGAAAGAGGGAGGTGAAAAGTAAGTGGCTAAACACACAATCATTCTGAAAAGTTTCGTGGATAACTACGAAGAGCAGCTTGCGAATGCAGCGGTTGTTCCTGGTATGCTCATCGAGCGTATGTCCACGGGCAAAGTTCGGGCGCATGCAACGGCTGATGGTGCGGCTCATTCGATGTTTGCAGTAGAGGATGAACTGCGTGGTCGTGAAATCGACATTGCGTATGCTGCCGATTCTCCGGTGCATTTTAAGCACTGCATCTCTGGTGAGGTTGTTTATGCAATTCTCGCCAATGATGAGAGCGTTGCTATTGGGGACAAGCTCGTTTCAAATGGGGCTGGCTTCCTGAAGAAACGTGAGGGAGCTTCGGACGCAGAAGTTCCGGGATCTATTCAGGCAACTGCCCTTGAGACTCTGGATCTTTCGGATGATAGTTCAGCCGAATCGTCTGGGCCTGTGATGGGCAAAAATCGACATCTCGAAGTTGAGATATTTTAATTGAGGAGGAGGTGAAAAAGAAATGGAAAACACAGCTACGATGGATTTTCTTGGCGCTGGTGGAGCGGCGTTCGGAGATGTAGCAAAAAGGATGGCAGCTAACGGAGTCATCGATCCTGGGGTTATGAGACCTTGGGTTGACGAGAAAACCGGCATAACTTACTGTGATGTTTACATCGGTGGTCCTCTGCATGAGGATAAAAGTTATGTGGTTCAGCAAATCGGCACAAACGGCGTTCTCCGCCGTGAAGAGTGGATGAAGCTGGACGAAGCTGTTCTGAAGCTTTCCCAAACGCGCTTGGGTGGAGTGCAGGATCTCATCTCAAGAGGCCTGACAGTTCCGCTTGGCAATGCTATGGGCACGACAGTCTATGAGTATGAAGATTTGTCCGATGCCTTCGAGGCAGTGCTCAGCATGGATGGGATCGACAGAGGCAAGGGCGATAGGCAGGTTTATGGATCAAACTATATTCCGCTGCCCATCATTCATGTCGATTACGAAATCAAAATGCGTGTGCTGGCGGCAAGTCGAAACAAGGGACAGCCTCTTGATGTAACTTCGGCTGAGGCGGCCACTCGCAAGGTTCTGCAGAAGCGTGAAGATATGCTGTTCACTGATGAGACATATGCATTTGGTGGCGGTACCATCTTCAGCTACGTCAACCATACCAACCGGAGCCAGGTCCTCATGACTGAGAGATGGGACGCGTCTGGCAAAACCGGCAAAGAGATCGTTGACGAAGTTTTGTCGCTGAAAGCAACCAGCATCGGCAAAATGCATTATGGTCCTTGGGTGCTGTATATTCCCACGGATTATGAAACAAAAATGGACGAGGATTATTCCGCAGCGAAAGGTACAAACACCATTCGTGAAAGAATTCTCAAGATCGAAGGCATCGAAGAGGTCAAGGTCATCGACACTCTTGCGGACGATCAGGTTCTGCTCGTTCAGATGACAAGCGATGTAGTGCGGCTCATCACTGGACTCCCCGTACAGAGTGTTCAGTGGGGCGCTGAAGGCAACTTCATCACTAAGCATAAGATCTTGACGATTCAGGTTCCTCAAATTCGTGCAGATCAGGACGGGAATTCTGGAGTCGTTCACTTGGCGCCTGCTGCGTAAGTAAGATAATTTGTGGCTAATCAAGCTGCATACAAAGGAGCTGACTAATGCAACGAAAGACAGCAAAGAAAAGGACACCCAAGGAAAAGGCACCCAAGGAAAAGGCACCCAAGGAAAAGGC